GAGCAAGAAAGCTCAAAACTCCAAGCAAGTAACGTAGACGCAGTATTGTTTGATGAAGAACCTCCTATCCTTGTATATACAGAATGTATGTTCCGATTACGAGGAAGCCCAACAAGACCTCCAGGAATAGGCATCTTATTATTTACTTCTCTTAAAGGATTAACAGAAGTTGTTTTATCTTACGCGCCTACGGGAATATGGCCAAACGGCCAATGTCCCAATGATCCCGATAAGTACGTTGTTCGTATAGAAATGGACGACGTGCCACATCTTACAGACGAAGATAAAAGAATGTATCTTGCTAACTGCCCACCACACCAGTTAGAAAGTCGAACAAAAGGGATGATTCAGCTAGGAGCAGGGAAGATCTATCCATATGCTGAATCCCAAATATTCGTTCCTGCTTTTAATATACCCGACTACTGGCCCCGCGCTTTCGCGCTTGATTTCGGCCATCATTGTACTTGCGTATTATGGGGAGCTAAAGACCCTCATACAGAAACGATTTATGTATACGCTGAATATTACAGTGAGCACCACGAAACAGCACAAGTCCATGCTCTTAATATTCAAGCTAGAGGCAAATGGATAAAAGGTATTTGCGATCCCTCTGGTGGTGGTAGACAGAACGATGGAAGACAATTAATGGATATTTTTGTTGAGGCTGGTTTAGATTTAACTCTAGGTGATAACGCAATCCTACCAGGCATAACAAGAATATGCAACAGGTTTGAGAATGGAAGTTTTAAATTCTTTGATCATCTAGAACATTCAAAACAAGAATATAGACTTTACCGTTGGGACAGCAAGAACCCAAATGAGCCAGCAAGAAACCAGAAAGATCATGCTATGGATACAATGAGATATTTAGAATCAAAGTTTGATGATGTTGCAGTTAGTAAAACATCAATTGATAACCCACAAGACGAACAACCTAGAGAACGGTATAATGGTTCTCGCGATAAGCTGACAGGATATTAATGGCTAAGGCAATAGATACATTAGTAAAGTACCTAGGTTCTAAGAATATATGCGAGTTCTTAACGGACGAGCAGTGTAAGAAGATTGCTGAAGACGTTATTACTGGTTATGAAATAGACGAAGACAGCCGCAGTGCTTGGTTAGAAACTAATAAAGAAGCAATGAAGATTATTAAGCATTGTGAAGATGAAACTAATAACGATGATAAGGATTTTCCATTTAATGGTTCTGCAAAGGTAATTTATCCATTACTAGCTCCGGCTGTAATTCAAATGGCCGCTAGACTCTGTACACATATCGTTCAGAATGACCAGGTGTGTAAGTTCGCTGTGTTAGGCCCCGACCAAGACGGACAGAAACAACAATTAGCAACTCGTATGACAGACTTCGCTAGTTATAGTTTTCTTTTAGAAAGTAAGGTATGGCTTAAAGATACACATAAGCTTTGTGCGATTGTGTCCTCATGGGGCACTGCGTTTAGACAGGTATATTTTGATCACAGAACTAAACGAGTATGTGATGAAGTCTTATGCCCGGAAGATGTCATAATTAACCACAACACAACGAGTCTAGAAAAAGCAAGACGAATCACGATTCGATCTTGGATGACTCAGAACGAATTAGTAGAAATGTCTAGAGCAGGTGTATTCTGTGACATTGATACGGACGACCTAGAAAAGCGCCATGATGAACAAGAAAATGGCGACTCAAGAGAAATACAGCCCAACCTAGAGATATTAGGGCAATTTCTTTATATCGACCTAGATGATGATGGATATGCAGAACCTTATAAAGCATTTGTCCTAAAATCAGATTCAGAACTATTAGGGCTATATCCAGCCTTTGATTTAAAAGGACTAGATTTAGATAAACAAACAGGCGAGATCAAGAAAATACAACGAAAGTTAGACATTGTTGATTTCCATCTTATTGACGATCCAGAAGGCAAGTTCTATAGTATAGGGCTTAACTACCTTTTAACACATTCTAATAAAACTATCACATCCTTAGTCAGACAATTATTAGATAGTGGGACATTAAGCAACACGCAGGGCGGGTTCATAACTAAAGCCTTTAAGACACAACAAAAGAACATTAAGTTTAAAATGGGACAGTTTGAGGTTTTGGATGTTAAATCAGATGTTAATCCCCAACAACATATTATACCATTACCATTTAAAGAACCTTCTCAAGTCTTGCTAGCACTATTACAGTTGTTATTACAAGCGGGCAAAGAAGTTGGTTTTATTACTGATACTCTAACGGGTGATGTAGAAGGCCAGAACACACCAGCAACAACGATGCTTGCTATGGTAGAACAAGGAACTAGAGCATTTAAACCAGTAATACAAAAACTCTATATCTCAGAGAAAAACGAGTTTACATTATGGTTTGAATTAAACGCCGAGAATCTAGATGTTGGCGAAGATGGTAAGAAATACGCATTATTTAATAATATACAATTAGAATTAGTAAAACAAGATTTTAATTTAGATGCTCTGACTATCTGCCCTGTTGCTGATCCGACGCAATGTTCAGAGGCACACAAGTACGCCAAGATAAAGTTTTTAGGGGATTTGCTAAATACTCCAGCCGCTGCTGGACTAAACATGCAAGCAGTTTTAATGACTTTACTAACTGAAATGCAAATACCAAATGCTCAACAAATGATTGCACAACCACAACAACCACCACCAGACCCACATTTATTAAAAGTCCAATTAGATTCGCAAAAAGCACAAATGAAGCATCAAATTGATATGCTTCATGTTCAGTTAGCACAAGAAAAAGTTGATAATGACAAATTAAAGACCCAACTACAAGGTGCAGGTATACAGATACAAGCACAAAATGCTAATACACAACAAAAACTTGCAAATGCAGCAGTAGTAAAGAATTTTGATGATTCACAGCTCCAACATAGACAGATTTCTACAAACCAAGACATAGCAGGTATGAAAATAAATGCAGAACATAGAAAACTTGATATTATGGAAAAACAACCAAACAACGCTCCAAGTTCTAAAAAAAGTTAAAGACGAAATTCAAGAAACAAAAGACGAAGTCGTAGATGGTGGACTCATGGTTAGTCCAGCATTAGAAAGAGAGTATTGTCGCTCCATAGGATATCTACGAGGCTTAGAGTTTATAGAAGGTTTATTAGAGATAGGGGAAAATGATGGTTAAAGAAGACAATGTACTGCCCAAACCGTTTTTAGGAAGATTGTTGATAGAAGCGATGGATGCTGACGTAGAAGAACATTTAAAAAAAGCAGTTGGTTTGAGTTCTGATAGTCGTTTGGCACTTCCTGATAGTTATAAAGAACAGAACTCTGTTCCAGTTAAAAAAGGACGAGTTATTGACATGGCAGTTGATGCGTTTGGAGACGCTTTTCGTAATAAATATGGAGAAGTAGGTAAAACACCAGAGTTAGGGGATGTTGTGTATTTCATCCCTGGCCAATCATACAAGATAGATATAGAAGCTAAATACCATCTTATCAGTGATGAAGATATTATGGCAACCGAAACAAAGACTGGGGTATAGAATGAGTGATCCTTTTGAAAGAAAAGAGCTAGAAGACGAAATAAATGACGGATTAGAAGAAGAAACGCTTGACTTAGAAACAGAACAAGAAGAAATCATTGAGCAAGAAGCCGAAACACCCAGTGCCGCTAAGAAACACGGGCATCTATCTAAGGAAGAGTATCAAGCAAAGCATGGTAATCTCGATGGATACAAGGACGAAGACCAGTTTAATAAATATGGCGAAGCATGGGGAGAAGTAAAAGACATTATCAAAGGAATGAAGAAACAATTAGACGAAAGGGATGATCAACTTAAGAATTTAGTAAAGTATCAGGAACGTACAGAAGCAAGAGCATTTGAACGTGCTAGACAGCAATTAGAAGCACAACTCGCAGAGGCTCGTAGTATCGGTGATGTCCGAGTTGTAGAACAACTGACAAGAGAAAAAGCAAAACAAGAATTCCAAGAAGTTCAACAACAAACACAATCCTTAGAAGCAGACCGAAGACAAGTAGAACAAGAATTTATTGAAAAAAATAAGCATTGGTTTGGTATTAATCGAGCAATGACGGAGCGTGCTCAACAAATCGATGAAGAAGAAAGAGTAAAAGCAAATACCTTAGGGCTTCCTCTACCTTATAAAAGCCTTGCTGGTCTAGTAGAAGCTAGAATGCGTATGGAATACCCAGATGTTATGATTACATCTCGAGCAGCGCCTACAATAAGTGCAGATAGATCAAGTGCCAACAGAGGCGAAAGCACAAGTCTAAATGATCCTGATAAGGTCTTTAGTAAGCTTTCAGAAGAACAAAAATCAGTTTATAGTGCGGTAAAGCGGGGTTATGAACGTGGAAACAAAGGTAAAATTTATAGTAAAAAAGATTTCATTAACCAATTAAAGAAAGATGGGGAAATTTAATGAGTAAAGACAAAACATCCGCAAGAGAAAAATTTAGAAGTTCTGTAAACATTAAAGACATAAATGTTTGTGGTAATGAGGATCCAGACTATGAATATAAGTTCGTAGCTGCAACCTTTGCAGAAGGACTTAAAAGAATAGATCGTTATATAGATTCGGATTGGGAAGTATGTTACTCAAAAGATAAACCAAAAGACGATAGAAAGAATACAGGCAATCAGGACGGTAAAGACCAAGACTTAAGAATGTCTCCGGTTTCTATTACTACTCGTGGGGGCCACACAATGATTAGAATGCGTTGCTTAAAGACAAACCGAGTAAAAAACGAACTAAAGAAAGACAAGCGCGATACAACTCGATATGAAGCAGCACAGAAGAAAATTATAACTAAGGGCAATCAGGTCAAAATACTTGACCACGATGTCGATCTAAATTTAACGGATGATAATAAGTCATCCACAGAGGAATAATATGGCAACAGGTTTTGGAGCAAAGCTCTACGGTGCAGACGTTTCCCCTCAAGAATTAGTAACTTGTGTACATCTTGTAGGTGATTCAGTAGCACTAGGTAAGGGCGATATAGTAAAACGAGTTACCGGCTCTTTATCAATCGGTAATGGGCCCGTGGTTCTGGCAGTAGCTCAGGCTGCTACAGGTGACAGGGTTTGGGGTGTAGTTGTTTCATGTGAACGTCATACAGTCGTAACAGGTTTGTCTTTAGACGGGACACATTGTCCAGCCAGTACGGCAATGTACGTATTAGTTCGTCCTATTAAAACAGGCGAAGAATATGTAATGATGGAAGATGGGGTTGGTGGTGTTATCGCTAGTACTTCTATTGGCAACAATGCTAATTTCATTGTAGCTGTACCCAATGCAACCACTGGTATGTCTGGAACAATGTTAGATTCTAGCACAGCAACAACAACTAATACTTTAGATCTTAAAATTGTAGGTGTTGTTAATGACGCTGCGAATTTAGCAGGGCTTGGAGCCGCTGCTACAGGGGCGAAATTTATCGTAACATTTAACAAAGTCGACGGCGACCAAATCGCAGGCGTATAATAGAGGAAATACAAAATGGCTAATACTGGTCGTATTACTCGTGGTTCAGCGCCCCGCGTATTACAGTTAGGTCTAGACAAACAACTAGACGATTTAAAAAATGTTTATAAAGGTAGAGGCGATTCAATCTTTGAAACCCGCGATACCGAAAAAGCATACTACGAGTTAATGAAACTCGCTGGTATGGGTTTAGCAGCACTCAAAGGCGAAGGCGCGGCCATTACCTATGATTCTGTTGACCAAAACTGGGTCTTTCGTATTCCCGTGTTTACGTATGAGAAATCAGCACGTGTTACTCGTGAAATGATTAAGGATAATCTATACGAAGATCTATTACCAAGAATTGCAAAAGAACAAATGAAAGGTATTGATACCAATCGTGACACTCTTGAAGCAAATGTCTTAAATCGTGCTTTTACCTCTGGCTATACCTTTGGTGATGGCTCGGTGTTATGTGCAACTAACCATGCATTACAATCAGGCGGTACAAATTCTAATCGTTTGGCTTCTGATTCTGATCTTAGTGAAGATGCATTAGAAAACATGAAGATCTTAGCAGACGGCATGGTTAATGATGACGGAATTCTAGGTGACTATGAACTCCAAGATCTTATTATTCCTGCTGCTTTGCAATTTGAAGCACACAGAATCTTAAAATCTATGGGTCGAGTAGGCACTGCTGACAACGATGCAAATGCATTAAGAGATAGTAATGTTATTCGTAATATCATCATGTGGAAGCGTTTGACTGATACAGATGCATTCTTTACAACTACAAACTGCGAAGATGGACTCTTGCTTATCAGACGCGAAGGAATTTATACTCAAACCTCCCAAGATCCCTATACATTTGATACTATCCTCAGTGCTTGCGAACGATTCGCTGTCTCTGCTGGTAAACATCAATGCATCATTGGAACACCAGGAGCATAAAATTATGATCTATCTCTCGCCTGAAAGGGCGGGGGCCGGATTCCGGTTCATAAGAGGAAACAAAAATGCCAAAATCAAGATTTACAAGATTCAAAGAAGGTGTACAAATCTCAGGCGTAGATTTAGCAATACACCAGAAAGGCCGTGTATGGTACGTATGTAATTCAACTGTTTTAGCTCCTTTGGGGGCGAGTTCTCCTAGTGATGGTAATACTGGTAAATCACCAGAATCTCCATTAGCAACTGTAGCAAAAGCTATTTCATTAGCTTCCACCAATCGTGGAGATTTAATTGTTATCGGCCCAGGTCATGTTGAAACATTAACTAATGCAACAGCATTGGCAATTAATGTTGCTGGTTTGCGTATTGTTGGTACTGGAGACGGAGCTTTAAAACCAACTTTTACTTTAGCTACAAACGCAACTGCTAATATTCCTATTAGTGCTGCAAATGTTTCATTGAAGGGAATCCGTGTTGTTGCTTCTGCTGCTTCTATTACAGCAGCAATAACCGTTACAGCAGCTAATGTAGAATTAGATGTTGAAACGATGGATACTGATTCTACACACGCAATGGTAACTGGTTTGTTAACTACAGCAGCGTGTTCTAATCTTAGAGCTAAACTTTATCATAGAGGTTTTGCAGCTTCTACTGTAGGCGTTCGTTACGTAGATTTAGTTGGTGTTGTTGATGCTGATTTAGATATAGATTACTTCGGCAAATCTTCAACTTCTGTTGTTGATATGCGTACAACTGCTTGCGCAGACATTCGCGTTGTTGGTCGTTTCTATAACGATTCTGCATCTTTAACTAAGAATGTAACTGATAATGCTACAAGTACCTGGTCTGTTGATGGCTTTGATGCTCGTGCCGGCCAATTATTCAGTGGCTCGACTAATCAAGCCGTTGCTTATAACGGAATAGGACAAGCGACTTTAGCTAATCAATTAGCACAGCCCATGTCTATTGCTTCTGCTGCTAAGACTTTAACAACTGGTAATGTTAATATGTTTACTATTACTGGTGGACCTATTAAGGTCTTAGAATTAGTAGGTATTGTTACTACAGTTGTTCAAGCACAAACGACAAGTACTAAAGTAACATGTACTACTACTTCTCCTGCTGCGACTGTTGATTTTAGTGCCGCTGCTGTAGATTTAACTGGTGCTGCTGCGGGTGCTTCAATTCGTCATATCAATACTACAGGGATTTTAACTGTTGTTACTGCAGGCTTTGTTAATGAAGGTAATGCATTTGCAACTAATGATACCCAATATCTTGTTCCAGCAGGAACACTACAAGTAAATAACGCTTCTGCATCCAATACAGGTGCGATTACTTGGTATATGAGATATGTCCCATTATCACCTTTAAGCGTAGTTTCATAAAATAGTTCTCTCCTGGGGGAATTTAAACTACCAGGAAATATTATTTGCTGTCCTTATAAGGACAGATTCTTATACCCTCTAAAGGGTAAACAATGAAATACACCCTGTAGGGGATAAAATGGCTAATACAATTACAAATAAAACTCTGCATGTTAGCAGCACACGTGCAGTTCAGTATATTACTCTAGCAAGTGACGGTACTAATGAAACAGCAACAGTTATTTATGACTCTTCTGCCATCGCTACTGCTAATGGGGACGCAGACACATTAACATGCACAATTCTTTCTCTATATGGTTCTGCTAGTACTGCTAATACAGCACGAGTAAAGCTTTTATTTGATGCTAGTACGGATGTATTGGCTATTGATATACCAGCGGGAACTAATCCAACAGCTGTTGATTTTAGACGAACTATACCAATAGGGGGACTAAAGAACACAGCGGGTTCGGGTATTACAGGAGACATCCTTTTGACTACTACAGGGCTAGCCTCTGGCGATGCTATTACGATTGTTTTAGAAGTCTCAAGAAATTAATAATGAAAAAGAATTCTTTTAGAGAATCGAAACGAGTGGGCGATTATGTTTTATTCTGCGACATCTGTGGGCAAAAGATGTGGTATTCCCAATCTAAAGTTTTAGAGCCGGAAACGGGCAAGGGCGGGCTAGTTGTCTGTCCGATGGATAGAGATGCGATTGATTATGGTTTGGTTCCTTATAAAGTAGCCCCAGAAGCAATCGTACCTATTGCTAGATCTAATCATTATACAGCCGATCCTTCTTTAATCCCAAATGATCCTTTGCCTGCTTCTCTAGACATTACCCTAATAGACCCCACATCAATCAGCAACCCTAAGAATGAGTTGAACTAATGGCAAGATCTAATGCGTATACATTTAACCTTACTCGTGATGGGCTGATTACAGCAGCATTTCAATTAGTTAATATTATACAGGTTACAGATACTGTATCTTCAGAAGATAACTATACCGCTAATATCCTGTTAAATGCAATGATAAAAGATTGGGAAATGGACGGAATTTGTTTATGGAAACGTAGACAAGGCGTGCTGTTCCCTGGTTTAGCTACTAACCAATACTCTTTAGGCAGTACTGGTGCCAATGCTTCTGCAACTGTAGTCACAACGACTTCGAGTGCAGCCGCAGCAGCTTCAGCTACTACCATTACAGCAACAACCGTAACAGGAATGACAGCAGCTGATTATATTGGTATAGAGTTAGATAGTGGTAGTAGACAATGGACGACCATTTCAAGCATAAATACTAATACAAAGGTTATTACGTTGTCTGTTGCTCTAACGGGGGCAGCAGCCAGCGGCAATACAATTTGTACTTATACAACTAAGATCAACCGCCCTCTACGTATCTTAAGAGCAACTGTATACAACCTAACTACAGCCGCAGAAACACAACTAATGCCTGTTTCTTATGATGATTATTTTAATATCCCTTTAAAAACTACAGCAGGAAAACCTAATAATTTTTATTATGATAAACTTTTAGATGCTGGCACCCTGTATCTGTTTCCTACAACGAACAATGTAAAAGAAATCATAAAATTTACATATCATGATTCTATCATGGATGTAACTAGCGCCAACAATGATTTTGATTTCCCTCAAGAATGGTTTTTAACCCTTTTGTACGGCTTGGCAGTTGAATTGTGCTATGCTTATCAAAAATTCCAAGAATTGCCAATGTACGAAAAGAAAGCAGAACAATTAAAGTCTAAAGCTAAAGAATGGGATGCCGATGAAGAGGCATTACACATTAGCATTGATAAAAGAAGAACTCGCTAATGAAAATAGATCTTATTGGTGGAACTTCAGAACAAAAATATAAATCTTTAAATTCACAAAGAACTATTAACTGGTATCTTGTTCCTTCGACTAATGCAGAAGCCAGTAAATCCCAGAAAGCTTTGTTTCCTTTCCCGGGGCTTGTGCAGTTTGCAGCGCCCACAGGGAGATATCATCGTGGGGCATTTGTAACACAAGGCGTAGGAATAGCGGATCGATGTTTTTTTGTTCTAGACCAAACACTATATGAGTTGGGCTTTGATAGTACTGTAACTAGTCGAGGTTCTGTGTCTGCAATACCAGCAGGGTTTACTAAAGTCCTATTTGCTATAAATGGCAATAACCAAATGTTTATAGGGAACACTACAGCAGCTTATAATCTAGATCTTTCTACTAATACATTAACAGCAATAAGTGATGTAGATTATCCAGGAGTAGCTATCGCTCCTGTAACCTCTGTAGACTACTCAGACGGGATTTTAATTGTTAGCGCTGGCGGCAGGGTGTACTTCTCGCATACAGCTAATGACAATACAAATTGGGTCGGTACGGATGTATTTACTCCTATTTTTAAGGCCGATTCTGTAATGGCGGTAGCTTGTGTTAAATCTGAAGTATATGCATTCGGCTCTCAAACAATAGAAGTCTATCTTAATGACAGCACAACGCCCTACTCTAGACGTCCAGGAAGCACCGTATTATATGGCCTTGCAGCAGTAGACAGTCTATGCACGTTTAATGATGGTTTCCTGTTCTTAGGAAAGACACAAGATGGGCAATACAATGTATATTTTATGTCTTATTATTACACAGTAAGCCAAATAAGTAATTTTAGTATAAACTGGCAACAGAACAACACAGCTTCAACGATAGAAAATGCGTATGCTTTTATTCAATATAGCAAAGATGGACATATATTCTACCATCTAACTATCCCTGGGACAAACACAACTTATGTTTATGACATTCTAACAAAAGAATGGCAAGAAAGACAATCTAAACGCCCATACCCAGATTCAGATGGAGCAGACGTTTACGGCGAATTTAGATGTAAATATCACGTTAACTTTAGAGGCAAGAATCTTTTCTTTGATTCTTATTCCGGAAAGATCTTTCAAGAGTCTTTTACAACAATGACCGAAGACGGGCTAACAATTAAACGCCAACGCACAAGCCAGATATATGACCAAGATAGAGTTTATACCTCTGCAAGTATGCTAGAGATCGATTGTAATACTGGAGAAGCTGCGTTGAATACAGGGCAAGGCAGTGATCCTGTATTAATGCTAGAGATCAGCAAAGACGGAGGCCGAACCTTTGGGCAGCCCAGGAATATAAGTTTAGGAAAGTTAGGTAAATACTTATCAAGATGTAGAACCACGAAATTAGGAACTATGAGAAGTGCTTGTTTAAGATTAACACTTACCGACCCTGTGGATTTAATGATTCAGTCCGCAGTAGTTCGTGGCACCTTGAGTACAGACTAATGATATCCAAAGACATTAACATTATTACGATGTTTATAGGCACCAACTAATGGTACAAATAGTAAAACAAATACCATACCCAACACAGCCCTTTTTAGATGCTACGGGAGTTCCAACACAAATTTGGTATAATTTTTTATACAATTTGACTTCCGCAAGTATAGGGAATATAAGTGGTACTGGTTTTGTAGTCTACACAGGTGTAACTTCTTTAACAAGGAGCATAACTGCCGGTAGTACCAAAATAACAGTTACTAATGGGGATGGTGTTGCAGGAAATGCCGCAATAGATGTTGATCAGACTCAACTAAGTATAGCCAGTACCCAACTAACGGGAACCTTCGCAGCAACGAATATGCCTGCTTTTACAGGGGATATAACAACTTCAGCGGGGGCAGTCGCAACAACCTTAACTACAGTTAATGCTAATGTGGGTAGTTTCGGGGATGGAACACATACAGCAGCAGTAACTGTTAATGCTAAAGGACTAATAACAGCAGTCAGTTCTGTAGCAATTACTGGTGCTGCTCCTACGGGCGCTGCTGGCGGGGATTTATCAGGAACTTATCCAAACCCGTCTGTAGCAAATAGCGCTGTAACGTACGCTAAAATCCAAAACCTAACTAACCTAACGATATTAGGGAATATTAGTGGAGGAGCAGCAGCACCAGCAGAGATAAGTCTGCCCCTGATAGGGACTTACGGTGGAACAGGAGTTAATAATGCCGCCAAGACCTTAACCTACCTGAAAAACATAAGTTTTACTTCTGCTGACGATACCGGGGTATATACCCTGCCTACAGGCACGAAGACTATACCATCAACAAGTACTGATATCAGCGCAACGGGAATTGTAACTAAAACCAATAATGTTGCTTTCGCTACATCTGCAACAACAGACACAACTAATGCAAGTAATATTTCTTCAGGAACGCTGGGGGCTGCAAGGCTACCTAATCCAACATCTAGCGCATTAGGGGGTGTACAATCTTTAGCTGCTGTTGCGAGTAATTGGATTAATACAATATCTACTTCTGGAGTTCCTTCAGCAACACGACCTGCTGTAGCAGACTTAAGTGATACTAAAACAGGAACAGGTAATATAGTTCTTGCAACAGCACCTACAATAACTCTACCTATAATTGGCGATACTACAGACTCTACTAAGAATATACAATTTACTCTTAGTGGAGCAACAACAGGAAAAACATTAACTTTAAGCTCTAGTCATACCAATGCTAGAACATGGACAATACCAGATACAACCGACACGTTCGTTGGTAAAGCAACGACAGACACGTTAACCAACAAAACACTAACGTCTCCAACAATGACGGCTCCTGTATTAGGCACAGTCACATCGGGTGTAATCTCTGCTTGTACTAGTACTAGTATGGTACTTACTACACCAGTAATAGCACAGATTAATGATGCTAATGGCAACGCTTCAGTTAAATACACAGCAACGGCTTCAGCAGTTAATCAATGGACATTTGCCAACTCGGCTACTACTACTAGCATCTCTGTTTCGGCAACTGGAACTGATACAAATATAGGAATATTGTTTGCTACTAAAGGCACAGGACAGTTTATATTTGATTCGGCGCACACAACAACGCCCTTCCAATGGTTAACCGGGACAAGTTACCAACATACAACAAATTGGGTTGTAGCAGACACCGCACAAACAAGAACAATAACATTGCCGGATGCAACGGGCACTATAGTTTTTAAAGATACAACTGACACATTAACAAATAAGACTCTAACAAGCCCGACGATGAC